TCAGCGAGCACTAGTAGCCAGGCAAATTCTGACAATCATCTCCAAATCTTTAGCAGAGCTGTGGTGGCTTTCTTCTAAGAGACTGTCAATCTGCTCTCCAGTAAGAAATGCCATCTCACTTTCTTCTGTTCTGAACTGTCGAATGTTATCTGGCGGGTTTGGCGCTTCCCATTCGCCAAGTCGTTTCAATTCATTGAACACCGCGAGGAAATACGCGTGCTCTAAGTTCATGGTGCGAGGCGAAACCTGAGTAACGCGCTTAGTACGGGCAAAATGGCCATCGAGCCTTTTTGCCCGGTACGCGGTGAAAAGCTGGGCTAAGAATTCAGTAGCCAGGGGCGACCCTATGCACAGATCTGCCCAGAGCATGGTGCTTTTACGTTTCTCGCCGTCACGCAAAGTTATTCCATGGCGCTCAAACCATAGATGGACTATATCCGAAAGACGACGTTTGTCTTTGCCCTGGCCTAACCAGGGCGTGTCCTCAAATTTTTGCAGTGTGTAATTTTCAAACGCCAGCGCTTCGCCTTTAGTGACAAACTTCCTACGAACCCGCTTGCCGTCTTTACTATCAGTTCTGTCTACAGTGTAAAAATCAGCAACCCGTTGGCCGTTAGCTAACTTTCTTACAGACATAAATTAACCATTCAAAATGAATTTTTTCTGCTGCTGGAATTCTTCTTCTGTAAGAATCCCTTCTTCTTTCATTTTTGCAAGACGTTCAATTTTCGCCATTTGATCATCGAATGATTGAGTGTCTTTGGTCGGTTCTTGTTGTTGCGAGGCAGGGGCGTTCAGAGAGTTTTTTGTTTCGTTCACTAAATTTGTGAAGGGTATAACTGAGCCTTTCATGACATTTTTGATTGTGTAGTTTTGGCCGCTAGTAGAAATCATAATTTCACCAAACATAAGCCCCGTCTTGCCGCCTACGCTCACAATGTTGTTGAGGTTGATGTCAACCTGCTTAACACCAAAAATCATGCCCTTATCAAGGAAAATTACGCGTTTATTTGTCAGTGTGATGAGCCAGGTGTTGCCGTCCATCATGCCACTGGCAATGGCCACCGGACGTTCGCCCGAGTTCAAAATTTCAGGGAGGTGAAAGAATTCTTTTTTTGTACCAAAGGGCGTGTCAGATACAACGCCAGCTAAGCGTTTCATCTCCGCTTTGAGTTGGTCTTTTGATGCTGTTTTGTAGTCAATCATCTTCAAATCCTTATGCTTATCTTATTGTTAATACAACCCTACCAAGAATTTTTATATCTTCTATTGCACAATCAAAGGCCATGCCGACGCCACTTACTCTGACTTTCTTAATTGGGATGCGGGTAAGTGTGCGAATGCTTATTTTACCTTCAATTTCAACCAACCACTGATCGTCATAAACCTCAGTAAATAAGGTATCCACGATAAATTGGCTATTACCTTCATGGACGCAGATTGGGGACTTAGGTAAAGGGACTCCCGGGAGGAATGAGACCTTATCCAACATGTACCTGCCAGCATCGTAAAGAAGGCCATCAACGATTTTTCGACGAGGCATTTTTATAATGTCGAGTTCTTCGTCGTCAAATTTCCTGTCTTGACCAGTAGCAAGCCATTCTAACGATGCGCCAGTTTCAGCTACATACCTAACTAGCATGTCAGCGGGAAAGCCGCCTCGTTTGTAGCGTCCAGCCAGGCTACTCGATGCCATTCCAAAGTGATCGGCAAGCATCAGCTTAGACGTAAAGCCATAAGCATTAATCACTCTGTCGAGTACTTCATTGCTGTGGCTGATTTGTCCGTAAGAGAATTTGCCCATAATTTAGTCAGGTTTTCGCAAAATGCGATAAATCGATTTATTTGTCGCTTAATGCGATCTGGACTCTCCTTGTTGTAGCTTTTTACGAGTATAGGTTAATAACAGTGGATATTGGCGTATCCACAGCAAGAGGAGTTTGCATTATGCGTCCCAACATTACAATCGTGATCCCCGATCCATACATTCCACTTGATGCATATTGCCGCCGTACTGGCATGTCGCGAAGTACTGCTGAGAATTTGATTTCCTACGGAAAACTCCCTATCAAGCCTAAAGGTGCACAGAAAAAAGGGCTGGTTGAAGTGAACATGGTCACCTTAACCGTAATGGCGTTAAGCGAATGCGATGTTTCGCTTAACGCGTAATTCATCCTACGGATTAGGGAGGAGCTAACAATGTTTGACTATCAGACTTCTAAACATGCTCATTTTGATGCTGCTTGCTGAGCGTTTGCGCTAGCGCACAATCTGGAAGATGTAGCTGCTGCCGTTGGTATGCGTTCGCAGATCCTCCGCAATAAGTTAAATCCGGTTCAACCGCACCGCCTGACCTGCGATGAGCTTTTGGCTATCACCGATTACACCGAAGATTCGCGGCTATTGGATAGAATGCTGGGGCAGATTAACAGCCTCCCGTCCGTTCCTATCAATAACGCCATTGAAGCCAACATGCAGTTTTGCGCGTTAAGTGCCGCCGCCAATGTGGGGGCAATCGCTGGGGAAGCCGTTTCAACTGAGCACATGACCGCCGCACGCTGCACACAAATTCTTGATCGTGCCCGTGATGCCATCCATTCCCTTTCCGTTCTGGCTTACACCGTTGAAAGCCGCCTCCAGTCTGCGCCGGTTCTTGCTGCTGCCGTCGATATCGTGACTAACAGCGCCAGTAGCATGATGTGAGGGTTACCGTGATGGTGGCCATTCTGATCCACTGGGCTGAAGAGCATGGCTATCGCCTGACTTTTGGCGAGGCGTACCGTACGCCGGAACAGGCGGCGCTGAACGCTAAAAAAGGCAGCGGTACCACCAACAGTCTGCACACACAGCGTCTGGCCGTGGATTTTAACCTGTACGTGAATGGCCAGTACAAAACGGACACGGCTGATTATCTGCCGCTGGGTGAATACTGGGAATCGCTGGGCGGAACGTGGGGCGGGCGTTTCAAATCCCGTCCGGCTGGTAATCACTTCAGCCTGGAACATAACGGGATGCGCTGATGACAAACGGCCTGTGGCAGGTATTGGTTTCGCTGGTGTTTGTCTTGGGCTGGTCGACCGCTGACTGGCGGCGTGACAGTCTGGAACCCGGATAAAGACACGCCTGCTTACTCAGCTGTGCCTCTGCCGGTTCCTATGGCGGGTAACGATTCCGGGATGTACCAGTTTCCACCTGAAGGGACGCTGGTTGAAATTGCTTTTACTGGCGGAAGGCCGGGTAAACCCTTTGTGCGGCAGACCGTACCGGAGGGAACCAGCTTACCGGATATCCAGCCTGGCGAGCAGCTGCAACAGCAGCGTGCGGAAGTGTCTCAGCGCGTCACCCTGGCGGGTGACTGGGTGAGGCAGACAGACCAGACGATCAGTGAAACCTCAATGGCGCGGGTTGTTAAGGCCGCTTCGGAACAGCGGGAGCTGGTCAGCCGGGAAACCATGATTAAAGCCACGGATAAAATTACCGTGCTGGGCACGTCCACACTGATGGCCGGAGCCATTCAGCAGGTATGCACGGGGGATTATAGCCAGGCAGTGAAGAACCGCGTGGCGAGTATCGGCGGCAATGATGAAACAGACATAGCCGGGAGCCAGACAGTCACAACGGGTAAAGACCCGATCGAGAAAATTGGGCAGATACGCAAAAGCGTGGCGGTCGTGCAACAGCAGATTATTGCCCCGGTAGTGTGGATTGACTCTGGCACAATCAATGTGGCGCAGCTGATGCTCGACACGCTCGAGGTGGTGAAAGAGCTGGCAGAGCAAACGGCAAGCCACACGCACAGCAATACGGGAGCACCGACCAACGCGGGAGCCATACGGAACACCGGAACGAAAGCGGACACGCTGAACGGCAAATACTCCCCGTTGATTGGCAAGTAAACCTGTCCAGAACATAACCCGCGAAAGCGGGTTTTTTTATGCCCTTCATCCCCTGGCGGGATATCTCTTTTCTTACCTCTTAAGCGGTTATCGCTACGTGCTGTCAGCGGCGCTATGGCGCGTTCAGCCTTTTCGCACACTCAGAGCCACCCTTAAAACAGATCGTGCGCACAGCGGGGCGCTGGTGCTTCACAGCACGGCCAAAAAAATCTTTCGCAGACCAAAATCGCACTACACCGCACCCGCCTGTGGTTTTTGGATCATAAAAATTTTTCAGTTTTATTTTTCTACAAACCAGACCGACAGGCCGCGCCAGTGCTGGCGGCTTTAAGGAATACCGGAACTGAAAAGATTGAAAAGAATTTCAGTGTTTTTCAGTTTTAGGGATCTGCGTAGGATCTAACGAAAATCGTAACCAACAGATAAGTAAGGAAATTTTTTATTTTGTGTGAGGCGGAAAGATCAAGTGGCGCGATAGGCGGCAGACAAAGAAAAACCAGCAAAGCCGTGGCTGGTGCGGGTTTGAATCGAGATCAGCATTTTAAAAAGGCTGAAAAAATTTTTAGTATTGTTTGAACCAAATTGTGTGTAATTCATTGAGCAATGCCCGATGGTAATCAAGATTCAATGCTAATTTTCATTACACGATAGTAAGCCACATCTTTATGAAATCGTATCTAGATTACAACCAGATTGAGAATATACTATTTCTAATTAGTGCCTTCGCGTTGTAAATTAATACAATCTTTGGGGATTTGGGTTACGGTAAATGCAAATTATTAAAAAATGGTGGGCAGTACTTGCTGTAGTGGGATCTTCTTTGTTCATGGTGGCAACTATGGACTCCAAACAACTCATTGATAATTACCATCTTGCTGAAAAATGGGTTATGTCTAGTCCGACACTTGAAGGCTCATGGTCCTCCTCTTATCCAGGAGAAGATTTTGAAGGCTTGTCTGAAAATAAGTGGATTGAATCGCCAGAGCAAACAGTTGTTGAAGTTTCTATAAACGGACGTGATGTTTCCGGAATCATATCAACGCCTCAGATTAGAGAGTTCATCGATAATACCCCTCAAATGGTAGATTATTTTATGCTTGAAGGCCATCGAACAATGTTCAGCCACTCGTCTGAAGCAAGAGCCTTTGAATACATTGGCGGCCACAAATATATTTTTGCGGAATTAAGTTTTACCCTGGAAGATGGGCGGCTTTTGATGACTGATCAAAGTCCCGGAAAGAGTAAATTTGTGCCCCCAGAAACTACACTCCTAAAGCGGTCAGAAACATCATTTGACGAGCGCTTGCAACTTCATCTTGACGACTATGTAAAAGAAAAGGCGAAAAAGCTCATTCCGATGATTAAAAAGCTTCAGTAGGAAAAGCAGAGGAATGGTGATAGAGGCGCTGATAAATGAGTTTCTAGTAGCAACTACTGCGACACTTTTGCGACACTCAAACACTTATAAACAAAAAAGCCACTCGCGAGAGTGGCTTAATTATATGATTCTAAAGCTAAAATTTGGTGGCCCCTGCTGGACTTGAACCAGCGACCAAGCGATTATGAGTCGCCTGCTCTAACCACTGAGCTAAGGGGCCGTGGCGGTGAATTATAAAGTAACTCTCTACAGCAATCCAGCCATTCACACCTGCCTGCTGTTTTTATAAACAATGCATAATCAATCCTTTATACTTACCTTACGATGGATTGATCGGGAGTAAAAATGATCAACGATATTCTGGCCCCTGGCCTGCGGGTGGTGTTCTGCGGAATCAACCCGGGTAAGTCCTCGGCGCACACCGGCTTTCACTTCGCCCATCCGGGCAATCGCTTCTGGAAAGTGATCCACCAGGCCGGGTTTACCGACAGATTACTCAGGCCCGAAGAGGAACAGCACCTGCTGGATACGCGCTGCGGCATTACTATGCTTGTCGAGCGCCCGACGGTGCAGGCGAGCGAGGTCAATCTGCATGAGCTCCGCAGCGGCGGACGGGAGTTGGTCAAAAAGATAGAGGACTATCAGCCCGCAGCGCTGGCGATCCTCGGCAAGCAGGCCTACGAGCAGGCGTTCAGCCAGCGCGGCGCTAAATGGGGTAAGCAGAGCATTACCATCGGCGTGACGCAGGTGTGGGTGCTGCCGAATCCAAGCGGGCTTAACAGGGCAACGCTGGATAAGCTGGTAGAGGCGTATCGGGAGCTGGATGAGGCGCTGATGGTGCGGGGGCTGTAATCCTCTGCGGCCTGATGCCCTCACCCTGACCCTCTCCCACAGGGAGAGGGAATAAACAAAAAAAAGCTCCCCGAAGGGAGCTTTTTCACAGTCAGGACAGGTTAGTCGTCCAGGAAGCTACGCAGCACTTCAGAGCGGCTTGGATGACGCAGCTTACGCAGCGCCTTCGCTTCGATCTGACGGATACGTTCGCGGGTCACGTCGAACTGTTTACCCACTTCTTCCAGCGTGTGGTCGGTGTTCATATCAATACCGAAACGCATACGCAGCACTTTTGCTTCACGGGCGGTCAGGCCGGCCAGAACGTCGTGCGTCGCAGCGCGCAGGCTCTCGGTGGTGGCAGAGTCCAGCGGCAGCTCGAGGGTGGTATCCTCGATGAAATCACCCAGATGCGAATCTTCATCATCACCAATTGGTGTTTCCATGGAGATTGGCTCTTTGGCGATCTTCAGCACTTTACGGATCTTGTCTTCCGGCATCAGCATGCGCTCAGCCAGCTCTTCCGGCGTTGGCTCACGGCCCATCTCCTGCAGCATCTGGCGGGAGATACGATTGAGTTTGTTGATGGTCTCAATCATATGCACCGGAATACGGATGGTGCGCGCCTGATCCGCGATAGAGCGGGTGATAGCCTGACGGATCCACCAGGTAGCGTAGGTGGAGAACTTGTAACCACGACGGTATTCGAACTTATCTACCGCTTTCATCAGACCGATGTTGCCTTCCTGGATCAGATCCAGGAACTGCAGGCCACGGTTGGTGTATTTCTTGGCGATAGAGATAACCAGACGCAAGTTCGCCTCAACCATCTCTTTCTTCGCACGGCGGGCTTTCGCTTCACCGATAGACATACGACGGTTGATGTCCTTGACCTGCTCGATGGTCAGGCCGGTCTCTTCTTCAATCTGATGCAGCTTCTGCAGACCACGATAGACATCGTCCTTCACGTCGTGCAGTTTTTCAGACCATGGCTTGTTCATCGCGATAGCGGCGTTGAACCAGGTTTCGCTGGTTTCGTTGCCGGTGAAGAGGGTGATGAAGTTCTTCTTCGGCATTTTGCACTGCTCAACGCACAGCTTCATGATGATGCGTTCCTGGGTGCGTACGCGATCCATCATCACGCGCATGCTGTTTACCAGGTAGTCGAACTGTTTTGGCACCAGGCGGAACTGTTTGAATACTTCAGACAGTTTCAGGATCTCTTCCTGCGCGGCGGCATGGCTGCGGCCTTTCGCTTTGATGGTGTCACGCGTGACTTCGTACTGGGTACGCAGCTCGGCAAACTTCTCACGCGCCAGTTCCGGGTCGATGCTGTTGTCATCGTCCGCGCTGTCGTCGTCTTCTTCCTCATCTTCGTCTTCGTCGTCATCCATCTCTTCCTGAGACAGTTCGGAACCAACGTGAGTCGCGGTAGGCGCCAGATCTTCTTCCGCGTTCGGGTCAACAAAACCGGTGATCAGGTCAGACAGGCGCGCTTCTTCCGCTTCAACGCGATCGTACTGCTCCAGCAGATAGGTGATCGCTTCAGGGTATTCGGCAACAGAACACTGAACCTGGTTGATCCCGTCTTCGATGCGTTTTGCGATGTCAATTTCGCCTTCGCGGGTCAACAGTTCAACGGTACCCATTTCACGCATGTACATGCGGACCGGGTCAGTGGTACGCCCGATTTCAGATTCAACGCTGGACAGTACCTGTGCGGCAGCTTCTTCCGCATCTTCGTCGGTATTGTTGGAGGTTTCAGCCAGCAACAGATCATCGGCATCCGGTGCTTCTTCCATCACCTGAATGCCCATGTCATTGATCATTTGGATGATGTCTTCGATCTGATCTGAATCGACGATATCTTCCGGCAGATGGTCATTGACCTCGGCATAGGTCAGATAGCCTTGCTCCTTACCGCGTTGGACAAGAAGTTTCAGCTGTGACTGCGGGTTTTGCTCCAT